CAACAGAACCCGCAACAGAAAATTCGCCTTCCACGACCGAAGTCGTGGACAAAAAAGGTGATAGTTCTTTAACAACGACAGAGTCTGAGAGTCCGGTTGAGTCATCCGACAAGGCCAAGGAACCCAGCAAGTACGAGAAGCTAAAGAACCGTCAGCAGAAAGAATGGGATGCCATTCAGCAAGCCAAGGCGGAGTCTAAGGCCGAAAAGGAACGCTTGGAACGTGAGCGCCAGGAATTCATGCGCGAACGTGATGAGGCGCGGAAGGCAGACCAGGAGAGACCAGCAGGCAAGTTCGACGCGACCGACTACCGAAATGCTGCGAAGCAGTTCCGGGAAGAGGGTCGAGAAGATCTAGCCGAGCAGGCCGATAAGAGAGCTCAAGAGGTTGAGAAGTACGAAGTACAATCTCAAGAGAGAAAAGTCAAGGAGATGGGCGAGAAGGCTTGGAACGAGAATCTAAACAGATTGGTTGATAAGCATCCAGATCTAAAGGATTCAAATTCAAACCTACATAAAAAAGTAGCAGAACTACTTAACTCGAAAGCAGTCCTTCGCCAGTATCCCGACGGCATCGTCGATGCAGTCGAGATCGCACAACTTGCTCTGAAAACGGATAACTCAACCGGATTAGCAGATGAAGTCGAAAAACTCCGCAAAGAAAATGCGGAGTTCAAAAAACGTTTACAACCTGGAGTTGGTTCACCGTCAACCCCGGCGCCTAAGAAGCAGTTTAAGGATTTATCCACTGCAGAACAAGGTGCCGAACTTCGCCGAATGGCAATGGAATTTGACGACGCCAACTAAGGTTTAGACAACAGGAGATAAAATTATATGGCACTAGTAACCTCTGGCTCGCTCGCAGCGGCCTACCAGGAGTACTTCTCGAAAGAGTTGCTCCAACGTCAATTGCCCATCCTTCAGATGGAACAATTCGGAATGAAAGCCGCTCTTCCCCGGAAGAACGGCTCAAAGCAGATTCGCTTCTTCCGTTACGACAATCCGAGCATTAGCTCGATCATTGAAGTAACGTCGGAAGGCACAAACCCTGGATCGAACGAACGTCAGTTGACACTGTCGACTGTCGGCGCGACCCTCCAGCAGTTTGCCAGCTTGGTCAAGCTGTCTGATATCTTGCAAGCCACAAACTTGTTTGATTCCATGGCACAGGCCACGACTCAACTCGCGGAAGATCACGCCCTTCACGCGGATACATTGGTGCACCGTGTGCTCACAACCGGAACTACCTCCGGAACTGGCACTCTGTCGACCTCGGTTCGCTACGCGCAGAACAGCAACTCGACGGCATTCATCGCCGCGACTGCAGCCAACTCGTCCTTCACGGCACTCGATTTGCTCGATTCCGTGACGTCTCCGGGTTGACAAGGCTCCTACAATCAAGGGTGGATACATCCTGGTTGCAGATCCTCGTACTGCTCGTTCGATCCTCAACGATGACGATTACATCCAAGCGCATCACTATTCGGGCACGGACAGCTTGCTGAAGGGTGAAGTTGGCGCGTACTACGGAGTGAAGACTCTGTTGTCGCACAACATTCTGTCCTTCGGTTCTGCTTCTGCTAATGCCATCTCTGGCACTGCAGCTGCGGCCTACAACTCCAGCACTGCGCCTTTCTTGGCGAACATTGTGCTCGGTGACCAGGCATTTGGCGTACCTAGCCTCACTGGCGACTCGCCCTATAGCCCCAAGGTTCTAATTGCAGAAGGTCCGGACAAGTCCGACCCTCTGGATTTGGTAACCTCGGTCGCTGTCAAAACGTACTACACCGCGGTTCAGTTGAACGGAGCGTTCTACCGAGTCGTGTTTAGCCGTTCTGAAGTCAGCTAATTAAATGGGCGCGATCGTATTAATGATCGGGCCCGAAGCGAAGGCTCGGGGAGGCAAAAATCTCCCCGGGCCCGAGCCTAAAAGCAAGGGGACAAAAATGGCTAACATCGTAAATATTCCGATCGAAAATCTAGCTATCTCGCAAGAGACCGAACAGGCCGAGCCTATGGTTGGCGATATGGTGGAATTGACCGGAGAAGTTGTTGAAATCAAAGAAGGCGTTGCCATGGTTCGCGTAAGCGAGGCAGAAGGAGAGATGGAAGAAGAATCTCCAGAAGCCGAAACCGAAGGCGAGCGTCTCAGGAATGAAGCCGTCAAGATGGACGGCGGGGAAATGATGGAAGACTGATGCCACTCTACGAGTACGAAGACAGGGACACCGGGGGCGTTGTAACGCTCGAGCGTCCGGTAGACGAAAGGGACAATGTCCCGAGTAAACTAAAACGACGCAACTTTCCCTCTAACTTCAGACTTGTTAACTGTGGTTCAGAACCAGCATATCATCCGTCGGCCATGGATGGTCGCAACATTCTAAAAGGTTATCACGCACTAGAACAAAAACTCGGCTCCAAGTTCCGCCCAAGACATAAAGCCGATACAATCAAACAAGTTTGGGCAAAACATAGGAAATTAGATCCATGAGTGACATCAATCTGCGTCGCGAATTGAAAGCAAAAGGCAAGCCCATCCGGCTTGATTCAGCAAGGGAGACAAGTGCAGTCGAATTTATTACGACCGCAACTACAGGGACATTTGTCTCTGGCACTGCGACCTTGGGAATTACGGTTCGGCTCAACGGCACTTCGTACAAGATCCCGGTCTACAGCTAATGTCTGCAGATATGGATCGTTTTGGGGCCAGAAACGGTTTTACCGTTGGCACCACAGGCGTTGCCGGGCAAGCATATTGGGCGATCCAAATGCTGGCCGACACGACATTCAGCGCCATTGCGGGAGACTTCGATGGCACACTGACAGGCGTGACGATCGGTTCCGGGAACATAATCTACGGACAGTTTAACAGCTTCACTGCTGGAACTGGACGTGTGATCGCCTACAAGGGCTAATTACCTATTAGCAGTCAACCCGCCAAAGGTTCTAGTCCTTGGCGGGTGATTGCATTGTGATTTTATGCCATCGCTAAGGCTCAACATTGGACTAAACAACGGAAGAAAACTTCCCTTTGGTGGTGGGGCCGCACCTAGCGGGATTCCTGTGGCGAGTACGAGTTCTGTAACGGTGGCTGGGTTTACTGGTGGAAATACACAATATAATGGAACTTATACCAAGGGAACAAGCGGAGGCCTTGATCCGGCTATTACAACACCCCCAACAGACGGAGAATTCTATATAAAGGCGTCTAGTTCATTTGTTCTCTTGCCGCCAAGTGTAACGATAGGTGGATATAACTCATTTGATGGCGATGACTATTCTTATTCATTTTCTCCCCAAGGGAATTGGACAATTTCAAGCATCAATGATAATGGCGAAGGATCAACGAGTCTGATTGTAATAGCCTCCAACGCCTCTTCCAACAACAGTTCCATCCCCACCTCTGGCTGGTCACCCTCCATCACCATAACCGCCGCTTGATGAACACACCTAGCGTGATAAACTAAAAAGGACAAATATATGGGCTGGCAAACTAACCGCATCTTGGAGACTATTGGTACTGCCACCGGCGGTACGCAAAGCATTAACTTTAACCTCGAAGCAATAGAGGCTTTGATGGTTACATTGCAGGCTGACGTTGCTGATGGCATTCGCCCGCCCAACTCTACAACTGGCGGAACTGGTCCTACCGACTTCACCTCGACTAGCTACGGCACGATTGCAACGGCAAGCACTGGCAGGCTGGGATGCACGATTTTCAATACTGGCCCAGGCAACCTCCACGTTATGCTAGGCACAGCAACTGCAAGCACATCAGCCTTCACAGTTAGACTAAGTTCTGGAGACTACTACGAAGTCCCATTCAACTACACTGGCTTGATTGGCGGCATCTTTGCCACGGCTGGAACTGCTGAAGTGACGACACTCAGTTAGGAGAAGGCGATGCCTTTGTATTCGCCTACTAGCCCCTTGCCTGTAAACATGGAGAGGCGCAGGACATTTAATCCCAGCAGGATAGCTGGTCTTTCCCTCTGGCTGAAGGCTGATGCCGGGGTTACTTTGTCTGGGTCAAATGTCACCGCTTGGGCAGATCAGAGCGGCAATGGGAGAACAGTAATAGTCAACAACTCTCCAGCCTTCACAGCAAGTTCTATAAATAGCAGGCCGACAGTAGACTTTAATGGGGAAACACAATTTGCGGATGCACTAATACCGACTTTTGTTGGTAATAATAATTTTAGCGTGATTTGGGCTTTCAAATATGTTGGTGATAGCACTTCTGGCAACGAATACGCGCCGAATGTAGCGTTCTTATCGGATTCTGGTGTAGATCAAGGCGCATTTCATTATATCAAAAACGATATATTTGGTAATTATCCAGCAGCCTATCCGCTATTCTTTAATGGTTGGACGCCTTATGACTATGATAGTGGATTTTTATATTCAGAGGGTTCTAATTTTATTATGGAATTTGTAGCAAATCAAAGTTCTGGCGTTTATTCTGTTCGGCGTAACAACACTCAAGAAGGATCTGAAGAAATAGGCACAGCAGCAGATTCCGATGTAATTGGCATACGAATTGCTGGTCAGCAAGACCCAGAACGCCACGGAAATATAAAAATGGCAGAAATTATGGTTTATAATGCAACCCTAACATCTCCACAGCTAGACCAAATAAGAAACTACCTAAACACTAAATACGCAATCTACTAAAATGCCCCTCCTCCTCATCGCCCTCTTGCTCTGCTCCTGCTCGCCAAAGCCAGCGGACAGCAATGTGCTGCCCCGCTACTCCGACATGGGTGCTGCGGAAGACGCTGGTAATGTCAAATGAAACGCATCGCAACATGGATCACAGTCCTGGGTTTGCGTTTATTGCTGACGGCAAAGGATTACGCCTGTTTCGTGGAGGCACTGAAGTGTGCCGAGGACAACAACAGGCTTGCAAGGGGGACGAGGTATATCGGTGCAGTAAAGCACCTTCTGTCAGTCAACAGATCGATCAAAAGGATGGTGGCGGACGGCAGGGACCGGGACGAGGTCGTCGGTGCGGTCGTACATCTTGCGGTAAGTCTCAAGTACCTGGAGTCTCGCAATGAGTGAAGACCAGGTGTGGAGCATAGAGGTCAAGCTCGCCCGGATGGAAGAGCGCCAGGTCCAATTGTACAACATGGTCGAGACCAGCTTGTCAAACTACGCAGATGTGGTAAATAGAGTTTCTGCCCTGGAGCACCTCCGTTCCAGGATATTCGCAATTGCTGGGGTCGCCGGGCTACTGTTTTCCGTTGCCTGGGACCTAGTTAAAAACAGGATGAACCACTAATGGCTACACTTGGCACACAGACAATTAGCACAAGTTACACCCAACTCTTAAAGACGTTTGGTAGCAACATTGTCGACGGCACCATGCGAGCCATTTCCAGTGGCGACGAGGCTGGAGTTTCGGCCCTACAGATATGCACCACAGGGGCCAAGAGCACCGGGACGTTTGCTGTGGATGGGGCGTCAACCTTTGGATCTCACCTGACAGCGTCAACTGGCACTGCCACGATCGGGACTGAGTCTGTCGGGCTATCAACAATTGGCACTCTTTCTGTCACAGGCACTGCTACAGTTGGATCTGCAATTAGGATTGGCGCCACAGGACCAACAATAACAAAGGTATCATACGCGACGGCATCTTTTGGATCTGTTGCCGTAGCTGCTCATAACGCGGCGGACACAACCAACGGAACATTCTTGCTAACTGGAGCCGAGTTGGGAGACATAGTTATTGGATCTATCAATTCGCTCGGATCAACAACTGGAACCACGCAAATCGTAACCAGCTTCTTTCCTGTGGCTTCAAATGTTGTAAAGTATGTCGTCAACAGCAAAGGATCAACCGCCGGGACAATCCCAGCCGGAACAATCTTTGCAACCGCAATGAGGTTTACAACTTAATATGGCAAACATACTAGATCGCAACACTGACTTCTTAACTAACGGCACGGTTACGTCTGCTGGTTTACACAACCTTATTGACGACACCAATATTTATGCCGGGTTAATTTCAACCCAGGCAGAGAAGACAACTGTAGGCACGGCAGATCTTGTGCTTGTTGCCGACTCGTCGTCGATAGGGAGCCCCCAGATAGCTGCGAACCGGACAACGGTTTACAACCTATTTGAAGACGCTTTGACCGGCGGGACATATGTAAATGCTAATTTTTCCGCAAACCTCACCTACGGAACTGCCACTGGAAATCGTACAGTAAGCACCAGCGCAACGATTACTACTGGAACGATTCCTAGCCTTACCGCTGGAACGACTACATCAACAGTGGCCACAATTACCAACGGAACGATTACAACGGCAGTTATCCCAACTCTTACAACTGGAACTACCACATCAACGGCACAGATTGTAACCAGCGGAACTACTACAACTCTTAACAGCACCACTGGAACTATTGCGACATTAAACAGCACAACTGGAACGATTGGCAATCTTTCAACCACCCTTACTGGTGACCTGACGATTAGCGCTGGAGTTGCCACGGCAAGCACCGCAACCGTTGCCAAGCTCGCCTCCGCTCAAGAATATACCGCAGCACATAATTTTAATGCAACTACCCTTACAAGCGGCAACTCAATAGCTTGGGATTTGTCGGCCAACCAAGTTGCAAGGCTTGTTCTTTCTACAAACGGAACAATGTCCGATGCGTCAAACAAAGTTGATGGCTCAGTATATATTTTGCTTGTAACTCAAGGAACTGGATCAAATACGCTGGCGTGGAATGCAACATATAAGTGGCCTGGTGGTACTGCCCCCACCCTAACAACTGGTTCTGCCAAGAGCGATATTTTCACATTCATATCAAACGGAACATCTCTTTTCGGAGTTGCATCGCAGAATTACTCGTAGGAAATAATATGGCCTGGCCTGTATTTCCTTTTTCTCATATGGGTGCAAACTATCCATCATCCGTACAATATCTTGTCATAGCTGGAGGAGCGTCGGGCGGAGGACATGGGCCTACCCAGATTGTTGCTGGAGGAGGTGGAGGTGCTGGAGGGTATCGTTGTTCAGTTCCAGGTGAAACATCTGGAAGTAATTCATCCGCAGAAAGCGAGCTATCAGTAGCGGGTGGAGTTTTATATACAATTACTGTTGGGGCTGGAGGACCGAGTGGTGGTTACGCCGCAGCAGGCGTAAACGGAAGCGATTCAGTCTTTTCATCCATTACCAGTATTGGAGGTGGAGCGGGAGCTAATCGCGCGACATTGGGCGGAGGAACGTCCAATGATGGTAAGGTTGGTGGTTCTGGTGGAGGTGCATCATATAACGCTACTGGTGGAGCTGGAACAACAGCCCAAGGATTTAAGGGTGGAGATAATCCAGGTTCGTCAACTCACGGAGGAGCTGGAGGTGGTGGTGCTGGGGCTGTTGGTGCGGATGTTGGGCTTAATGTTGCCAGTGGATCAAACGGAGGGGCTGGAATTAGCTCATCAATTAACGGCACATCCACGGCAAGGGGTGGCGGAGGAGGAGGAGGGTTCGGGGCTGGAGGATCTACTCAATCATCTGGTGGAATTGGCGGAGGTGGCAACGGAAGCACGGCAGACAACACTATAGGAGGCGATGCTACTATCAATACTGGCGGAGGAGGTGGAGGGGGTGGGGGGCAGAATAGTCAGGGGGGAAGCGGCGGGAAAGGAATTGTTATTATTCGCCATTCCGAATCCTTTAAGCAAGCAACTACTACTGGAAGCCCGACAATTACAACTTCTGGCGGATTCAAGATTTACACCTTTAACGACTCTGGAACAATTATCTGGTAAAATTATGGGATATTTTGCACACATTAACGACCTTGGCATTGTGGAGAAAGTTATTTCAATCAATAATTTAGTGCTTGGCGAGCCTGCCAATACTTTTCCAGGCACTGAACCCATTGGAGTTGATTTTATTTCCAATACCCTTAAATTCGGTGAATCATGGAAACAGACAAGCTACAATAAGTCTTTTAGGAAAAACTATGCTGGAATTGGTTATACCTACGATCCTACAAGAGATGCTTTTATAGCCCCAAAACAATATCCATCATGGATTCTTCATGAAGAAAGTTGCACTTGGAAGGCTCCAATTGAAAAGCCAGAAGGAAGCTGGTATTGGGATGAGGAAACAATTAGCTGGAAGGAAATAACAAATGACCCTAACTGAAATCGCCCAATATGCAGGCGAGAAGATCGGCAAGACCGATGCCGATACACTCACGTTCCTGCAGAAGTCAGCCAGTCTAAACTACAGGCGGGTATGGAACTTTGCACCATGGCGTGAAAGCATCACAAACTCGACCTACTCAGTTTCAACCGCAACCAGGACAGTGTCGCTTGGCTCCCTGGTCGAAAATCCTTTGTCCGTAGCCTACGGAGACAGTGAGCTCATGTCTGTAGACCTTCAGACAATTGTCAGTCAAGACGCCGACTTGCTGGACTCGGACAGGACCGGGACTCCGACTCAGTACTACTTTAAGGGCCGGAACACGTCCGGAACAGCAGAGATCGACTTGTACCCGCTACTCAACACGACCAGCACAACTGCATTGAAGGTAATAGAAAAGGTCACTTGCGTCACAAGGCAGAACAGCATTGTCGAGTTTCCTCCGAGCGCAACGGCACTGACCGATGAGCTCAGGTTGCCACACGTCCATCATGTAGTCCTTGCCCTTACCCATGCAGACGCACTTGAACGAGAGAGGCAGTACGCAAAGGCCCAATCTGTAGTATCGACCGCAAATGCTGACCTTGCTCAAATGGCTCAGTACGAAATGAGTCAGGTTGGAGGAATAAAGGCTATCACTCCGTCTAGCCTTGGTGAATATAGCATTACAGACATAGCGGTTTAATCCATGCCATACTTCCAGGATAATTTGGATGACGTCCTCTCATTCGATGGGATAAGGAATTTTGTCGGAGGACAGGCTAGCGGGTTGCAGTCGGATCTCTTAGCAGACAACCAGGTTCAGCAATTATATAACATGACCCTTTCTCCAAAGGGAAATCTTGAGACCCGGGTTGGGACTGCAAGTTTTGCAACCGGAGCAACCAGCGGGACAGGATCTGTTGGCGGAATGCGGTACTACGAGACCGGATCTACGTCCCAATTATTATCCGTAGCAGGCGGAAGATTTTACAGCATCAATTCCGGCGGAACCGCAACATTGAGTCCTGCAGATTTGACATGGGTTGCCACAACAAGTTCATTCGGAACAACAACACAAAAATGGTCTAGCGGATATTCTATTAGTTCTGCAGTTGAAGTTCAGATGGCTCAGTTTAACAACAAGATGTACCTGGCAGACGCCGACGGTGATCTCCACTATTGGGACGGAGATATTGTAGTAAGGCAGGGTGGCAAGGTTAGGGCGATCACGATAACTAGCGCAGGCACTGGATATACAAGCGCGACTGCAATCGTAACAGGACCACAATGGGGCGGACAATTCCCCACGCTTATCACTCAGGTCGCAGGAGGCGCCGTCACAGGGGTAACCGTCGTCGATGGAGGATCTGGATATTCCGAAGCTCCAGTTGTGACCATTATTGGGAACGGATCTGGGGCAACGGCGACTGCGACCGTAAGTCCGCCCCCGCAGAATTTAAGACTTTTAATAAACACGGAAAACAGGCTTTTTGCGGTTGGGGCTGGAGACACTAGGAACACGCTTTATGCGTCGGACATTCTAGACCCATCGATATGGGATCTCACAAACAGCATCGTTGTGAACGGAGACGATGGGGACCAAATCACAGCAATCGTTCCGTACTACAAAAACAGGATTATTGTGTTCAAGAAGCGCAGGGTTTTCCAGGTTGACATTCCGTACGACGCGACAACGGCGGCGGATTGGGTTGTGTCAATCATTTCAAATAATACCGGATGCGTAGCGAGTGGAACAGCGGTGCAAGTGAGTAGCGATATCCTGTTTTTATCCGACAACGGAATTCGGTCCCTAGTCCGCTCGGTTTCCGACGATTTCAGTTCGGTCGGTGTGCCAATTTCAGAGATTGTTAAAGATGTCATCCAAACCATAAATACTGACTTTGTAAGAATTTCGACAGCAATTTATTATGACAACAGATATTTCCTGTCAGTTCCAACAGGATCAAACAACTTCAACGATACTCTCATAGTTTACAACACGGTGCTTGGAGCATTTGAAGGCACCTGGAGCCCACAAATTATGCAGTTTGCTCTTACAAACTTCGACCAGGCAGGAACTAGGGCAATGTTCAAGAAGTTGAACGGAGTTATTGAGCGCTATGCTGGATACAAGTCTCCATCTGGGACAGTCTCGGCGGACTACCAGGACGCCGGAACTAGCTACGAGTCCTACGTGCGAACCAAGGACTTTAATTTTGGCGACGCGTTTGCGCTAAAATACGGATCGCATTTCGAGGTCATTTTTGATGACTCATTCTCAAGCAGTGCCAACATCTTTATTCAAAGAGATGTAGACACTGGCGACATTAGCGTTCAGTCCGGACTAAACATTGCGAGTGCGGTTTTGACTCTTCCGTTTATCCTCCCGGCTGCGCTTCCTGTTTCCGTGAAAAAGCGGATTGCCAGCGATCTGCGCAAGTACGAGAAGTGGCGCTTGTTGAATATTAAGATTTCAAGTACGGCCAACAAGATGGCGATTCGCCAAATTATTGCGGCCGCAAACCCGGACACGATCGAGATTCAGAAGGTAATATGACCGCTATAGAATACATTGAAGCGTCCGGGGTGCCGGAGGGAATGTGGCACAACCTAGCTGATTGGTTTAATTGGTTTGAGAGGCAGGGCATGGTCGGCATTGTTAATGACCATGATGGCATCGCCGGGGTGGCTCTAGCCAGGTGCCTCAAAGAGGGCCAGAAGCCTGACCACTACGTTCACTCTGAGGATGGGGACAATGTCTTTGTAGACTTGACGATCTCCTCAAAGGGTGCTATCTCCTTGAGGTGCCTGTTGCTTCTCCTTTGGGAGCGTTTTGGCATTCGTAAACGTATTACGTTTAACCGTTCTGGAAGATACAGGAGTTATGACTATATGAATTTTATGAAAAAGGCAAGGGTCTAATGGGTGGCTCACCTTCTATTCCCGCGCCCCCTCCCCCGCCCGATCCCGCGGCCGTAGCGCA